ATAATAAGCCTTTGTTAAACCAGGGAGGTTTCCACTTGGATAAAAATGTCCACTAAACATGGATGTTTCACGTGGTATAAAAGGTAACTCGCTTCCACTTGGTGTTATATTTGTATTTATAAAAATTGGCACAAGGGAACCAGTACTTATCGAATTGGTTGGTCCAAAACGATACGTAGCAACATCTTGCTCGACAATAAAGCTTGTACCGTCTACCATTTTTGGTTTATATAAACATACTTCAAAAGTAATCCATATTTCACCAATTGCAGCTCCAGCCGTACCTGGAATACCTTCACTCGCAATTTCAATGCGACAATGATCATAAAGACGTTTATCAGCACCAAATGGGATAGCACCATTTCGAATCCATTTCCTTGAAACTGGGGTTTGACTTCGTTTACATTCAATTGGGTGAATTTGTGTCATTTGTGGTTTACCAGAAGTGGTATATTCCGAATTTAACATTTCCTTTTTATCAAGGAATGCATTTTCGTACATATCATAATGAGTTCCAATCATTATGGAACCCATTGCACCAGCACCAGTTGTGGTGGCTAATGCCGTCAGAGGTTTGTACTCTAATAAGACGCCATGCCACTCATATTCCTTCCAATTTTCAGCAATTCCTTTTAACCAAGGCAGATCCACACCAGGGTTTAAATTAATCGTTTTTAGGATTTGAAAAACAAGACAACAACGAGAACTTTGAGCTAATTAAAGAGTGGGACTTTACTCAAATTAGTTTAGAGGAATTAAAAAAAGAGTTTCCTAATTTAACTGATGAAGAATTAAAGGAAATAGAAAAGTTTCCTGGAACAAATGATTATAGTCGTACATATACAAATCAAAATTACGACACAACTACAATACAAGTTTTATACTTTGAATACAAAACATATTCAAATCAAGTATTTAAAATAAAACAAACAGAACAAGGATTAGAAAAAGCGTTGGTTAAGTCAGATGGATTTAATCCGCCCGCTAATGATAACTTTAATGTAGTATCAAGAAGTATTGAAGTTCTTTACTCAGGAGCAAAAATACTTGGACATAAAAGAATGCTTAGATGGGAATTGTCACAGAATATGACAAGGCCATTAGCGGATACTACTAAAGTAGATATGAACTACGCTATTTGCGCGCCACGTCTTTATAAAGGAAGAATTGAGTCTATAGTAAGTAGAATTACTTCTTTTGCAGATATGATCCAAATAACGCATCTAAAACTGCAGCAGGTCCTTGCTAGAATGGTTCCTGATGGGGTATTTGTTGATGTTGACGGTTTAGCAGAAGTTGATTTAGGTAATGGCACAAATTACAATCCTGCAGAAGCATTAAATATGTATTTTCAAACTGGTAGTATTGTTGGTAGATCTATGACACAAGATGGATCGGGTAATCCAGGAAAAGTACCAATTCAAGAATTACAAACATCGTCAGGTAACGCTAAGATTTCATCGTTAATAAATACATATCAGTATTACTTACAAATGATTCGTGATGTGACCGGACTTAATGAAGCAAGAGATGGTTCTATGCCAGATTCTAATTCATTAGTAGGTTTACAAAAAATGGCTGCAGCAAATTCTAATGTAGCAACAAGACACGTATTAGATGCAAGTTTATATATAACATTAAGAATATGCGAAAACATATCTAAAAGAGTCGGAGATTCATTAAAATTCCCATTAACTGCAAATGCTTTAGTACAAAGCATATCAGTATCAAATGTTAGAACATTAGAAGAATTACAAAATTTAGATATTCATGACTTTGGTATATTCTTAGAGTTGGAACCAGATGAAGAAGAGAAGGCACAATTAGAACAAAACATACAAGTTGCTTTGCAATCAGGCGGAATTGATCTTGAAGACGCTATTGACCTAAGAGAAATTAATAATCTTAAACTTGCTAATCAATCTTTGAAATATAAGAGAAGAAAAAAACAAGAAAGAGATCAAGCAAACCAACAGGCGAATATACAAGCGCAGGCACAAGCAAATTCTCAAACAACAGAAGCAGCTGCGTTAGCTGAAGTGCAAAAACAACAAGCTTTAGCGCAAACTGAAATTCAAAAGATGCAAGCAAAGAATCAATTTGATATTCAAAAAATGGAGCATGAAGCCCAACTTAAAAAGTTGTTAATGGCAGAAGAGTTTAAATATCAAATGCAATTGGCACAGGTTAATGCTCAAGCACAACAATCAAAGCTTAATACTATTGAGGACCGTAAAGACAATAGATTAAAAACAACAGCAACACAGCAATCTGAATTAATAGATCAAAGACAAAACAAAACAATGCCAAAAGATTTTGAATCCGCTGGTTTTGATAACATGAGTGGTTTTGATTTAGCTCAGTTTGAACCAAAATAAATTTTATCAATCAATCTTATAATATTATATCATGTCAGAAGCAATTAAAACAGAGGGCGAATTCAAAGTAAAAAAACAAACGCCAAGGAAATTAAATAAAGTGGATCAGATTACGAAGGTTACAATTAAAGAAGATGAACCTATTGTAGCGAAAGAACCTGAAGTAACAAAAGTATTTATCCCTAACGAAACAGAAACAACAGATGCCATTCAAGAGCAAAACACAAATGAAAGCCTGTTGGGCAGCAAAGGATCCGAAGTGGGATTGCAAGAAGTGGTCCAAGGAAACGAAGAACCTAAAATCATTACCGGTCAAGAAGAAGAAGTAACTTTAATAAATGAGATTACAGAAGAAGAACTTCAACAAGAGACTGTTAGTTTAACACAGCAAGCGAATGAAGCAATAAGAGCTTCTGAGTATTCTGGCAAACCATTACCCGAGAATATAGAGAAACTTGTTTCTTTTATGGAAGAGACTGGCGGTGATATTAATGACTACGTTAGATTAAACGCTGACTACTCAAATATAAATAACGAAACCTTATTAAAGGAATATTATAAAAAAACACGTCCACATTTAGATAATGAAGAGATTGAATTCCTTATGGAAGACAACTTTGAATATGACGAAGAGTTGGATGAAGAGCGAGACATCCGTAAAAAGAAACTCGCTTTTAAAGAAGAGGTTGCAAAAGCAAGAACCTTTTTAGATGGACTTAAAAGTAAATATTACGAGGAAATCAAGTTGAGACCTGGTATTACGCAAGACCAACAAAAAGCAAATGACTTTTTTAACCGCTATAATGAAGAGCAACAAATGGTGGAGTTGCAGCATTCAAAATTTAAAAACGACACTAAAAACTTATTTAACCAAGATTTCAAAGGTTTTGATTTTAATTTGGGGGATAAAAATTTTAGATATGGCGTTGCTAATAAAGATGCTGTGGCAGACAAACAATCAAACATAACTAACCTAGTTAAGAAGTTCTTAAATGATAAGGGAGATGTTATAGATTTGAAAGGATATCACAAAGCCATGTATGCCGCTGATAATGTTGACACAATTGCAAAGCACTTTTACGAGCAAGGTAAAGCCGATGCTATAAAAGAAGTTGTTGCAAAATCTAATAACATTTCAACTGAGCCTAGACAAACTAGTTCTGGCGAAATTTTTGTTAACGGATTACGTGTTAAAGCTATTAACGGAACTGACACTTCAAAATTGAAAATACAAACAAGAAGATTTTAACATTAAATTAAAAAATTATGGCTGCAGTAGCTACATCACCGGTATTTGGTTCAATCGTACCAAGCCAAAAACAACAAACTCTTAGTACAAACTACTTGAGTTTCACAGACGGAACTAATACTTTCGCACAACAATATTTACCAGAGATCTACGAACAAGAAGTAGAAAGATATGGTAATAGAACATTATCAGGTTTCCTTCGTATGGTTGGAGCTGAAATGCCTATGCAGTCTGACCAAGTAGTTTGGTCTGAACAAAACAGATTACACGTTGCTTACAACAATGTAACCGTTGGAACAGGTAATACTTTTACTTTTGTAACAAACGCATCTACAGTTACTGGAGCTACGTCTATTAAAAACGTTATCTCTAAAAATCAAACTGTAGTTATCATCAATCCTGTAACAGGTGTTGAAGTAAAAGCTGTAGTTACATTATCTGTAGATACATCTGCTACATTGGCTACTATTACAGTTGCTCCATATTTAGGTACAACAATACAAAATGCAGGCACTGGTATCCCAGGCGCAACTACTGGATGTAAAGTATTTGTTTATGGATCTGAATATATCAAAGGATCCAACCTTTCTGATACTGCGGCTGGCGAAGCGTACAGAAGTATCACTCCTGAATTTACACAATATTCTAACTCTCCTGTTATTATCCGTAACAAATATGCTGTTAATGGATCTGACATGGCCCAAATTGGGTGGGTTGAAGTAGCCACAGAAGCTGGATCAAATGGATTCCTTTGGTATCTTAAAGCAGAATCTGAAACTAGATTGCGTTTTGAAGATTACTTAGAAATGGCTGTTGTTGAAGGCGAATTAGCAAGTGCTACAGGAAGTGGATCTGCTAATGCCGCTGGTAAAAAAGGTACACAAGGTCTTTTCGCCGCTGTTAAAGAAAGAGGTAACACTGTAGTTGCTTTTCCTAGCGCTGTGGCTGACGCACTTGGAACATTTGATAATATCTTGAAAAACTTAGATACTCAAGGAGCTATTGAAGAAAATATGCTTTTCCTTAACAGATCAACTTCATTAGAAATTGATGATATGTTAGGTGGTTTATCTTCTGGATCAAATGGCGGTGTTGCTTACGGTTTATTTGAAAACTCTGAGCAAATGTCTCTTAACTTAGGATTTACAGGTTTCCGTAGAGGATCTTATGATTTCTACAAAACTGACTGGAAATACTTAAATGACGCATCTACTAGAGGTGGTTTAACTGGGAAAGGTGGTAATATTGATGGAGTTTTAATTCCAGCAGGTACATCTACAGTATATGATCAACAATTAGGAACTAACATCCGTCGTCCATTCTTACACGTTCGTTACAGAGCTAACCAAGCTGATGATCGTAAGATGAAAAGTTGGGTATTAGGTTCTGCAGGAGGTGCTTACACATCTGATATTGATGCAATGGAGGTACACTTCTTGTCTGAAAGATGTTTATGTGTGCAAGGAGCAAACAATTTCGTATTGTTTACAGCTGCATAGTTATAAATAAATGTAAATTTGCCCCTGTTATATTAATGGGGGCAATATTTACTTTAAAATAAATAAAAAAAATAAAATTATATTATATCATGTCAACAAAACAAGCAATACAAGCCCCAATAACTTGGGAAATAAAAGATAGAACATATTTACTATCTACTGGGTATACCCCATTAACATATACAGTACAATCAAAACACTCTGCTAGATACCCATTTTTATGGTTTGATGCGGATTTGAAAGAGCAAAGAGAATTAAGATATGCAACAAATCAAAACTCCCCATTCAAAGATGAACAAAAAGGAGAAGTTACACTAGGGCATATTGTATTTGAAGATGGTGTTTTAATAGTGCCGAAAGAAAAACAAAATTTACAAAAACTATTATCTTTGTATCATCCAGCCAAAAATAATTACTACAGAGAGTTAGACGAAGTAGCAGACGCTGTTGATGAGTTAGAAGATTTAGAGTTAGAAATCAATGCCCTTAACATGGCAATGAATATTGAGATTGACCAAGCAGAAGCAATACTAAGGGTAGAACTAGGTTCAAAAGTTACATCAATGACTTCTAAGGAACTAAAAAGAGATTTACTATTATTTGCCCGTAACAATCCAAGTTTGTTCTTAGAACTAGCAAATGACGATAATGTTCAACTACGTAATGTAGCAATTAGAGCAGCTGAAGCAGGTATTATAAAACTTTCACAGGACCAACGTACATTTATGTGGGGAACTAATGATAAAAAATTAATGACAGTGCCTTTTGATGAAAATCCATACTCAGCAATGGCAGCATTCTTTAAGACAGATGAAGGAGTGGAAATCTTCAAGTCTATAGAGAAAAAACTTAAATAATACGTAATACTAATATATAGGCGGATATTGTAAATAAAACTGCAGTATCCGTCTATTTATTATAATAGAATAGTAATAACAAATAAGTACACAATGGCAATAGACGTAGATCAAGTTTATAAAGCGGTCCTGGTCGTAATGGAACAAGAAAAAAGAGGTGTATTAACTCCATTGGAATTTAATAAAATAGGCACTCAAGTACAACAAGAAATATTTACCAAGTATTTTGATGACCTAAATCAGCTTTTAAGATTGCCTCAAATTGGATTAGATTATGCGGATAGGGTTGCATTGTTAGATGAAAAAATAGCAATATTTAAAACGGTTGATGATGTGGATCAAGATGCTGGAATATATGCGACACCGGCTAATTTACAAGAGTTAGGATTGGTTGTATATAATAATAGAGAAGTGCAAAGGATACAACCACACGACTTATATACTACAAATGCTTCGCCATTAACTGCCCCTACTTCTTTTTACCCGGTATATACTTATGAAAATAGGAATATAAAACTATATCCGTCTACATTAACATCTCCAATAACCGTAAACTATTTAAAATTTCCTGTAGATATTAAATGGGAGTTTACTATAGATCCAAATTTAGGACATTATATATATGACTCTGTAGCCTCTGTTGATTTTGAGATACATAAGTCAGACCAACCGCTACTTGTAAATAGAATATTAGAATATGCAGGCGTTATGAGTAAAGACCAATTAGTTATGTCCTTAGGCATGCAAAAAGAACAGCAAGTAAATATTAACTCAAAACAATAA